CTCTCATAAACCTTGAGCCTGTGCTCTGCGGACTTCGCAAGCTCCTGCCCTATCTTCTCGGTTGCGTCCTGCTCGATTTTGATTTGAGCTTGAGCAGCCTTCGCAGCGGCTTTCGCCGCTTTCTCCTGAGCCTTTACCGCTTCCTCGATTTGCTCTGCCGTGAGCCATCCTGCGGACAAAGGAGCCGTGGAAGGAGGAGTGAGTGGAACTTTTGGACCTAGAGGAGCCCCCGGTGCCGTCTTCTTCCCCTCAAACTGTTCTGCGGCAGATCCAATAAGCTCATCCTTCATTGTCTTCAGGTCTTCGATGTCCTGTCTCCGTTTGGCTATACGTTCATCCCAAACTTTGTCCAGCTTGGCCCCTCCGAGCCCCGCATCTACATCCACCCGGAGTTTATCAGCCAACTTGTCGAACCCGGCAGCCTCAGCCCCTTTTGCTAAGAGGTTCATCAGACCTCCGAAAGCCCTAGTCACTGTATCCCCTAAAGCTACAATGGCCTTGGCCATTCCGAGACCCATCATATCCCACAAGTAACCTATCTCAATGGTTGTTCGTTTGAAAACGTACACCATCTGGTATCCAAAGGCTTGAACTTCTCCAAAGTTATTCCAGAGCATCTTCCCAATTTGCCAACCCATGAAAGCCGCTGTTACAAGGCTGACCATACCGGAAAGAGTGAACACTGCTGCCATGGTTGCCTTAATTCCAGCTGTCGTTGCGGCCCAACTCCCCGCCATTATCCCAAGATTCCGGTTCATTATCACTATCTCTCCGTTGACAACAGCTATATCCACTGCCATCTTACCAACGCTGGTATAGACGATATCAAGGAGGAGAGTCTTCATAACACTCAAGGCAGGGATAACGTAGTTGATCCCAACCCAACCCCCGACAAACACTGCTCCGGCCTTGGCCATTCCTTCCATTATTCCCAGGATTCTGTCCATATGGGGCAGCATTCTCTCTGTCGCCGTAGTTATAGACCCAAGGACAGATAGTATCCCCGGCCCCATCTTCTCTCCGATCTCTACCGCCAGCTTGCCAAATACGTTGGCCATCCTCGCACGTTGGGCTTCCATTCCCTTCTGCCAGTCGGTGAACACCTTCTCCATGACACCCGTCTTGGCCATATCAGGGACCATGTCCTCAACACGCCAGTTTCCGGCCTGAAGAGCCCGGAAGCCCAACCCACCTTCGATCCTTGGAATGACGCTCTCCAAAGATTCACCTACATCATAAGCAGCTTTCTCGATCATCTTCAAAGTGGTAAACAAACCCTTTTCCTTGATGATCTCGGACATAGTCTTATACGTCCCACCCAACTCCTGATTCATCTGCTTGAATACCCTCAGCATTGCCTCGTTGGGTTTCCCGGAAATAGCCCTCATCATACCCTTCAACTGAGTAGCCGCTTCAGCAGTACTCGGAGCAAGGTTAGTTATCTGGGCCAATGCCGCTGCCATCTCATACTGAGAGGCTCCGGCAATCCTCGATATAGTAGCAACTTCACCGATGACCGGGATGAGGTCACGGAATTCTGCTTTACCTTTCGACTCAATCTGGAACAAGAGGTCAGCTGCTTCGGTAGCCGATTTGATAGCCCCGTCATATCCGAAGATCAAAGCCGTTAATCCCTTGATGATCTCTTCCTGATCCACGTGGGCTGACTGAGAGGTCTTGGCCGCAGCGGTCATTATCTCCATGGCGTTGGCTGCGTCCGTAATACCTGCGGACATCGTCTGATAAAAACCTCCGACCAACTCTGAGGGCTTGCCCAACTCCACAGGCTGAGCCATTATTTCGTCCCGTATTTCCTGCATTGATTTCTCAGTTACTCGCTGAGTATCAATCAACCGGGTTTCGAACTTCTCAAACTCCCCCATTATGTTCTTGAAGGTCATTCCTACCCCAAGACCCACGATGGCCGCTTTCAAGGAGAATACCCGGCTGATCAGGCTATTTATCCCCTGACCCATAGTCACAAAGGCTCCTCCAACATTCCCGGACTGGATTTGAAGCTTCATCAACTCGGCATGGGTCAACTTGCAACTACTCTGAAGACCCTGAAGACCCTGGACTGCGTAAGAGGTTCCCAATCCCTGAGCCATCCGCTGCTCCAACAGCTTCATATCCTTCTCAGTTAAGATTGCGGACACCCCCGTCTTTTCAAGGTTGTCCCGAAGTTTGATCAAAGCTCGTTCCGCATCAGCGGTATTTATCGCCACCTTCACGCCCGGCATCATGTCCTCCTTGTATGCTCTCTCTTACCTTCTCTCGATACTGCTGGGCCAATAACGGGAAAACCTTTTTTTCAATGAGTAGTATCTTTTCAAAGTCTTCGATAGTCGCGTCATACAAGTCGCAAACTTCCAGAACAGCCCGGACATCCACAGGTCGGAAGCCTTCCCCACCCTGTCGTCCGTATTCATCAACGGTATTCCAAATGAGCCAAGACAAAACGTTCTCTTCAAGTAAGGGCTCAGGCTTGCTGCACTCGGTGGCACATGGAGGATTGCCGTCATATAGTTCCCGGCAATCCTCGCATGATACCTTTCCATTTCTATTCTCCCACTGAGCCCATTCTATCAGTTTTTTATTATGCCCTCTACTGCGGCCTGAAGACTAGAAGCTATCAATTCAGCCTTGACCAGAACCTTGTCGATGATATCCGGGTTGAGCAGGTAGACCAACTCACGGTTTTTCTCGGTGCACTCGATAGGATTGCCCTCCTCGTCCTCTATTCCTTCCCAGTCGATAATGACGTCATGGATCTTGTTCATCTTGAACTTGTAGGCATCGAGTTCCTGAAACCGCTGGTTGCGTTCCCACTCCGTCTTGGTAGCCTTTTTCAGATACGTGAAATCATCCTTCGGTGTTGCGGGGTTGATGTAGAAACGAGCCTTGTCTCCATCCACCTCGACTTCTACCCACACGGGCTCTTTCTTCGTCCTTAATTTCATCTCAAATCTCCCTTCTGCGTTATTTTCTCATCAACGAGGTTGACGAGGTTCAATTCTTTTACCCCAGCCTGTGGGGTAGTTCATCCCCGATTTTATGGGAGGAGCCGGAGGCATGGGCAAACCGGGGAAAAACCCATACAGACTGAGGAGGATCTCAAACTGACCTCCGGCTCCAGTCCCTTTACAAGAAGTACAACTCGCAGGAGTCCTCACCGCTGGTGCCCAACGCTTTCAGAGGAATCGAAAGCGCAAGGGCAGGGGCAGCAATCTCAATAGTGGGGACTTCCAACTTGCTCTTCTTCAGATAGACCTCAAACTTCTTTCCTGCGGTCTGACCAAAGGTAAGGTCCACCGGAACTTCACTTCCAGATCGGTACCCATCGGTGAAGTATTTGGCGTCAGCCTGACGGAAGTACAGACCCATAGTTGAGGTGATCTCTCGCACGTTCTCCATATAGCCCTGGGGATACTCGGTGCCGATCTCGTCTGTGATGTAGTCTGCGGGTGCGTTGATATTGAGTTCTCCGGAACGGAACGTTGCGGAAACCCCGTTGATGAGCACTGCTGACCGTCTGGACTCGATAGGATCACCGATGACCGTGGCGGTGGGGAGGTATCCCTTGATCACATCGTCTGTGGCCCAGGTTCCCGCGTGAGCGTTGGCGAGAGTGAGAGTGTTCGAGGTCACGTTCACCGCAGTGATCTTGTACCCCTGCCCGGTGCGAGTATCCAACTGGGAGTAGTTCTGGATGTAGGCCCCGGCCTTGTACAGCTTGGCATCGTCTACTACAACGTTGGTTGTTGCAGTAGAACCCGCCGCCAGCGCACTCGTCCCGGCCCATACCATCTGCATCCCACCACCTGACCACTCGATCTTGACTGCCCCTTCGTTAGTAACCGAGAGTTTGGCCGCGCTGACGGTGGCTCCGGAAAGGCCCTGAGTGAAGTGGTCAGATTCGATCCATATGGACACGGAGGGCTTGGTTGTAGTCTGCTTGTAGAAGGTACTCGAAAGATCAACGCTGTCTCCTGTTGCGTGAGTAGCCGCTGTCCCGGAGTATGCGCGCTGGCACCCGGTCAGGTTCCCCTGAGTCGCGTTCGTTGCGCTCTTGGCTGTGTAACGGATATACTCAGTGCCGATCAGAACAACACCCCTCTCCGGCAGTGAGCCTCCACTCAATCCCCGGTAGGGGATGGTGGTCCCTGCTGCGGTGATATTCGAAGAGAGGGAAGCCATTGTTGCGGCGTTGATAGAACCCTGAAGGCTCTGGAACAACGCACTCCCCTGATGTCCAGACGATCCGAGTGTCCCATGCGGTCTCACATACATGGGGATAGTCCACTCAGCCGCAGGCATCGCGTTCTGGAAACGGTCCAGAACGTCTAACGTGTCCTGAAGCTCCTCGGAGTCACTGAAATCCGGATTCTGATTCATCACAGCATTCCCTGCTGGACGGATGAAATCGCTTGCCGAAGGGAATTTCAGTGTCCCAGTAGTATCTTCAAGGACAACAAAAACCCTCTGCCGCCTTGAAAGTCCAATTTCCGAAATAGCCATTTGCTGTCCTCCTTCCTTACTTGTTATTTGCTTTTCTTCTTCTTGGGCCGCCAGCCGTGTTTGTAGGCTTGGGCTACCCGTTCGAAGTTGTCCCGCGCCTTCTTTGATCGGAAGGTGCGGATTTTACCGCTGCTCATCTTGAGCTTTCGTTTTCCGATCTTCACATCACTCTCCCACAAACGTCTGGAAACCAACGGTCATCAGGTGGTGATAGAATCCGTTGGGATCCTTCCCCACCTCGGTAGTGTTCGGTTCTCCAAACATTATTCCTTCTGAGGTGATATGCCTTCGGAAAGCCGTTTCCAACCGCCCTGCAAGATCATAACCCGTCTTGGTCCCGGAATCGAGTGGGGTGAAAACGGAGATCATCAAAACCCCGTTTCTCACCCCCACTCCCGTTTCCCCCAATTCTCCTTCGTAGGTGTTGCCCATCTTTATGATGGGCCTGATCCAACTTGAGCCCTCCTCCGGAGTAAACACAACGTTGGGCCAGGATATATCAGTACACGTTGCCCAGCTTGCGCTGAGATAGCTCGCCATTGATGATCGTATATTTTCCGGTGTCATCACTCCTCCAGAGCCTGTTCCAACTTGGTCGCCAGTTCCTGAAGAGCCAATGCATAAACCCCTTCAGGAGCCTGACCACTATGACCCCGCTCAAGAGCTTCCGCATAGGGAACGTTATTGTACAGCCAGATCGTCCCCTTGCCAATAGTCCACTTGAAGCTCATTCTCACTTCATCATTGTATGATCTAGCAATACCAGCCCCGCCCTCAATTTGGTGTATTCCTTCCCCGTCTGAAGGCTCCGGACCAACAGCTATACCATGGGATGCCCGATACGTCCCGGTGTCCACTGGACTCCGAAGGGTGATGTTATTATACACATCCAAAATA